AAGCAGTTCCCTTCATAGCTTTTGATTGTTAAATCAAAGGGTTGTTTGCTCCAAAAATAATTTATGTTTGATTTTGTTGTATGAATCATCGTTGCTAAAGGGTATATCAATCTTTCTTTTTTAGCCTTTATAAAATTTAAACGTGACGGCTCATCTGCTCTTATACCAATAGCCGTATAATACTTTTTCCACCCAATATCTCTAAGAAGTGCTTTTATGGCATAAGTTTTTAAATCTCTTGAACAATGCGGAACTTCTTGGTTTGGGATTCCATGCTTTGCTATGTGTGCTTCAAATGGCTCTCCATTTCTTGAAGCGGTTTCGTAATCAACAATCTTAGCTTTTACTCCACTTCCGTGTTTATTATTTGTTACCGACTCTACCCAAACAACATTAAAACCAAAGTGGTCATCACACTTTTTGATAAAATCTAATGTTTCAACTCTTTCTTTACCTGTATTTGCAAACACAACTAATATTTCATATTTATCAGAAAGATTCTCAATACACCATTTTGTCATAAAAGCAGAAGTCCTTCCTCCACTAAAAGCAATACATAATTTATCCTTTTCCATTTTCTAATTGTTCTTTAAATGTTAAATCTTTTTCTATCTTTTGTATCTCTAAATAGTCGTCACTAAATCTTATGTTTCGGTAACAATCGTAGTATTTTTTAGCACATTGAATGAATAAATTAGGATGATTTGGTGCAAAGTCAGCTACGATTATTCTGTTTCCTACTTCAAGTCTGTCAAGTATCTTCCAACAAGCTGATAGGGCTTTGTCTGGGAGTATGTCAGAATGTATATCCTTCATCTTCTTGCTCTTTAATACTTTGGTCAAAACTATAATTTGGAGTTATCGCTGATTGTGTTATTGGTTTAACTTTATTGTGAAACTCTAATATTGGGTTTAATCCTTTTTCTGTAAATATCCTTGTCGTACAATACTCAAAACCGCAACTACCTTGTATCATTTTTAGACTTATTGGACTTGCATAAGGCGTTACCCTTCCACCTGTTTCGGTTTCTTTAACTTTTCTTACGTGGATTTCAGTAAACATCCATTCGGTAGGGTGTTGTGTGATTCTGTGTACTGTTATGAATTGGTCAGCCTTGTTTGCAAACATTACTCCCATTTCGGTATCTTCTTTTTGCGGTGCTTTTGTATATCCGCTATTGTCTTTATTTCTTGCAGCAGGGGTGCCTACATGGCAGTTTAAATATACGGAAAGATTATTATTCTTGCAATAAAGTTGAATGTAACTTGCTGCTTCATAGTGGTAATCGTATGTAGCTTGTTTCGTTCCATTTGGAATATCTAACTTTAATGAATTGTAAGGGTCAATCATTAATCCTTTATATTTTTTCTTCTTTAAAGCCTTTGTGGTCATATTTAAAATATCCTTGTAGTTGAATAGGCTTTCAGAGCATTTGATAATATCAAAGTTTTCAGTAACCCACCTTTTACCTAAGTTATATTTTTCATCAGACATTGACTGTATTGATTCAGACCAATAAAATTCAATTAACTTACGAACTACCGAACCTAATTTGTTTTCAGAACTAAATATCAACCACTTCCAATCATGTAAAACATTCGATAGTGTAGCTAAATACCAAATAATACTCGACTTGCCTACGTTATCTAATCCGTTTATAATCACTAAATCCCCCTCTTTGAATAGGTAATACTTGTCAAGGTCGGGTATTCCTGTGCTTTTACCCATTTCAAACGTACCTGTTCTCCACTTTTGTAGGTATTCTTCGTAATCGTTTTTAGTAGCAAGGAATGAGTAGTCATCGTCTGTGGTATCAATTACGCTTGGTATTTCGTTGTTATGACTTGTTATTTTTTCAAACCTATCTCCAAAGCCTAAATCATAAAGTTTCTTTGGCAACTCTTTAAAATCTCCATTACATTCCAATACTGCAAAAACTGCGTATGGCTGATAGGCTTTTTGAGATTCAAATTCTGTTGAGGTGCTAAAAACACTAAACCAATTCTTTTCTTCATCAAAATTTCCACTATGGTCGGCTTTAGTATCTCCGGGTCTTTGCTTCAAAATTTTCCTGCCTTTTCTACCGACTTCTTTCCATCCATGTTCAACTAATAAGCCAACTACATCACCACGACTATTGTAATCTTCAAGCGGTGTTAAACCCTTTATTTGTTTCTTTTCTACTCGCTGACTTGGAACGTACTCTTTAATTACTTCGTTAAACGAATAAGCAACATTAAACATTATCGTTCTTTGTTCAGGAGTTATATTTTGAATATTACTTAAATCTCCATAAACCAATTCGTAGCCATTTGTCGGATAACAAGCAATATATCCTTTCTCTCCCCTTGTTTCAAGTAAAACTCTAACCTTATCCTCTTTTGCTTCCCTCTCTGCTATTTTTTTAGCGTGGCTAACCCTTTTATCATCAGTATCTAATTCAGGAGATTGTATGGCTTCTAACAAGGCTCTATCGTAAGATTTAGTATAGGTTGCTTGTTTCTCTGACAGAATAGTTTCTCTAATAGCAAGTTTTTGATTTCCTGCTATGGTTTCACATCGGTAAATAAAATGATAACCATTGCTTACCGTTTTTTGAACAACCATTTTTGGAAGTATCGTATTGTCAAGTTCGTTTATTGCTTTTTTAAACTCATTAAACAATGTTCCTGTCAAATCATACTTCAAGTCAATATCAATCGCTTCAACATTTCCTGAAATAGAACCGCAGACCAATCCGATAGCTTTGGCATTACTGTAATCGTAATCCTTTTTTGTTTGTTCCCATTTTGGGTGTATCGGTCTTTTGTTTTCCAATACAGGCATGAATTGTAAACTCTTATCCTTTGATATAGGCTGCATATTCTTCGTCTGTCATTGGTTTAACTTGTTCGGTTAATAAATTTTTCTTTGGAACTTCGTTTAGGTATTTTTCAAACTTGTTACCAAACAATGTTTCAGGGTTTAGGTAAATACACATCTTTGGGTCATCAGTCCATTGTTGAACTTTTGCATCAATCACAGCCATGAAATCTGAAATCTGAAATCCATCTTTCAATCTTGCCGAAATATTCTTTTTTGATATAACAGATTTTTCAGAAAAGTTTTTTGAAGTTTTTTCGTTTAAATATTTAACTACTAATAGTATATTATTATCATTATCATATTCAGGGATTTGCTTCACTTTTGCTTTCTTTTTGCTTTCTTTTTGCTTTTCATTTGCTTTATTACCACGACCACCCTCTTTACCACAGTTAGACCTAATTTCAGATAAATTGCTCTCACGTACCATTCTACGGCTAATTATGCGTATTTTATCATCTTCAATAAACTCAAAATTAAGGATATTATTCTCATATAACTCGTTAAATATCTCTTTAGTTTTAGACAAATCTGACTTAAAAAGTATCGAAAGTGTGTTAAAATTTGTCACAATTACGCCCTTTTTTTCTGACTTAAATAGCTTAAAAGTCAATTTTAATAAAGCAAATTCTGCGAGTGGAGAAATGCAGTTTGTGTCCTGTTCCCAATCTCCAATATATAGTGGTATGTAAGGTACTTTTGCCATATTAAAATATAAAAATGTTCATACGTCTTTCCCTTATCTGATTAGCTAATGAATCACATATTTCAGCGCATATTTCTTCATAATCAAAATCTTCTGTTTCAAAATGTTCCATTTGATAGAAGTCATGTAGTGCTTTTAAATCTGCTATACTTAATTCAGATAGCTTTTCGTGGTTTATTTCTATGCTCATAATTTCTCTATTTACGAATTGTATAAAGCCGACAAAAGACTTAATCCTTTGGTCTATCAAATCTGTTTAATAATGTTACACCGAATTTCTCATAGGTAGGTAATCTCTTTTCGTTAATCCAATTATATATCGTTCTCTTTGTTTTATCAACAAGAACGGCATATTCATCTATGGTAACGAGATTTTGAATTGGTGGTAATTTTTCTTTCGTTGTTTCCATACACCAAAAGTAAATACTATTTCACAAATATTGAAATTTATTTTAAAATAATTTCAATCTCCACACAACAAAAACAACTTACCTGATACAATGTGCCACACAACTAAAGAAAGTGTCTGTACGGGGCTTATTTTGGCTTAAATGAAGTAAAAAAAGAAAGGTCAAGCGTTATGCCTGACCTGACTGAATTTACTTGTGGTTAGTGTTATTCGCTCTGTTCGTCTATAAAATCCGAAACCAAATCTTTTGCTTCCTGCAACTTGATTTGAGCGTTTGTTAGCCTTATGTCCGCTCCAATCTTTTCAACCTCTTGTATGGCGTTATGTATTGCCAACTCGGCAGGAGTGTTTAAGTCTAATCTACTTCTTCTTGGGAATCCATTCTCATCTGTTTTTACAGGCTTTTGATTTTGATTTACCTCACATCGTATCTCTACGATAGAGTTATCGGTAGGTATATCCGAATATTGAGGGTAAGTGACGTACATCGTAGAGTTTTCAAAAGATGCCTTCTCTATAAAGGCTTTTAACATAGTGTCCCTTAAATCGTCTGATTCTTTTGCGTGAGTGATACGCAGTACGGGTTGGTTGGTGTCGAAATCAAATTCGATTCTAATTTTACTTTGCATAATAAATGGTTTAATCCATCGGCTAAATTGCTCACATGGTATAGCAAATATACAATTATTTTCAAATAAAAAAGCCCCATATCTTTCGACACAGGGCTAAACGAAATGAAAAACGAAAGACTAACACAAAGAGCCTGATGAAAAGCGATTGCTCTACAAAGGTATTACTTATTTTTAGATTTCAAAATGATTGTAAGAAATTATAAAGTTCTTTATTCCATTTAGCATCATCTAAAGCGTTGTGTTCATTTTCTTGTTTTGGAAATCCCTGCAATTCTTTAATTGCATCGAGTCTTTCTTTAAAAGAAGAACCTTCTGAAACAATCGAGTCGGTTAATTTTCGATTTTTAATAGGTAGGTTATATGCTTTTTCGTCTAACGCCTGCTTTAAGTCACGACAATACATCGGAAAACCTTTTGGTAAGTCAATCATCCTTCCGAATAAAGAACAGAACACTACCCAATCATAATCAGCGTAATAAGCGTAAAATTCAATAGGTCTATTTTCTGATGCAATAACATTAAATTTATTTAAGTGTTTATTCCATGATTTAGTATGTAGTGGCGTTTCTTCTAAAAATGGATTTACAAAAGCCATAATTTCTTTGGCAATCTGTTTATTTGGCTTACCGAATGTTTTATGGAATCTGTCTGCATCAAATCGGTTTCTGTTATCTCCAACAATAGTTTCCTGATAAAGCGGTATAATAACATTCTCCTGCACCCACTTATTGGCATCGTTATAATTATACTCACTACTTACTGCGTAATACTCTCTACCATCCTCTGCAACGATACCAATGCTGATTATGTCGATAAAGTGTCTACGTTTGCCGAATAAAGGTTTATGAAACCCCTCAATAAATTCTGTGTCGATAAAATATTTCATGTGGTTGTGGTTAAAAATTTAAAGTTGATTGTTCGTTAGGTAAAATTAAAACTGACCCTAAATATTCTGCCATCCAACGTGCTATATCGTCTATGTAATCCATAAATTCCGTTGTGGTCAATGTTGCCGTACTGCCTGTAATGTTTATCACATCACCTGTAATCTCGCTTGCCAAGTCTTTTTTAAGGAACTTAGCTTTAAGCATTTCGTGTACTATCTCTGCGTTTAATTCAGAACGTGGATAGCCATTCTCTACCAACGCATCTATCACTTGCAGTATCAACGAGCCAAAATAATATTTGTTCTGTTGTAAAGACCTCTGTTTCTTCCACTTCTCCACAGTAACCTTAACTGATTTACCTGCGAATTGTTTTAGGAAGTCATCGAAGTATTGCTTTTGGTGTATCTTCTCTACTTTACCTTGTTCGGATATGTCGAATTTAAAACTTAGTTTCTGCATTACAATAATGTATTTGCTCCGTGAGTCCATTTAGACTGACCGCAATGCTTACAGTTCATAGACGTTGTATTGTCTTGTTCGTAAACGCATTTATCAGACATATTCATCAATGAAAGACTATTATATTCAACATACCATTTTGCTTGTTGCATAAAAATAGCACTTGCACAGTTTTCGCATATAGGCGTTTTTACAAACCTAATATTAAAGCAAACATCTGTTTTATCGTTGCATATTTTACATTTTTTCATTTCTTTGTCAGTTTATATCTCCAATAATCTAATTCTGTTACTTTGTTTCGTTTCTGCCAACCATCTTCAACGGCATAAAATCCGCATGAACAGGTGTATAGCTTACCGTATTGTGTAAGACCTTGACCTAAACACCTGTGGCAGAATAATTCAATCCTCATAATCCTAATCGTTCTTTGAGTCGGTTTATTTTAAATTCTCGTCTACGCAAAATAGCTTCTGGATTAAATATCAGCTTCATTTGGTCTAACATTATCTCTAAATCGGCTAATTCGTCAATCAACTCACTGTTGGCTTTGCCTAATTTTTCTCCATATTCAAGTCCTGCTTCACGATTTAATAAGGCTCTCTTTCGTTTCTGTACCGCTTGTATAACTTCGGATGCTTCTTCTACGAGCATTTCTATTTGAGCCATTTGACCGTATCGGTTTATTGCTTCTTGGAGTATTTGTTGTTCTGTCATGTTATTAATTTGTGTCATTTGTCCTAATTCATCCGTATAATACTTTGGCATCTTTGAGCCATCGTATGAATGTTTTGTAGGTGGATTGAAGTATAGTTTATTTTTCATTTAAACAATCTTATTAAATCTTTAATGTCCTCTATTGTGGTGGCGTTAGTCATATACTCATTTAAATAAACCACCTTTAAATTAAATGAAACTTGTATTTCGTGTGATGGAAAATAAACTATACTTCAAGCGGAGTTAATCCCTTAATTTGTTTTTTTTCTACACGCTGATTAGGTACATATTCTTTAATAACCTCATTGAATGAATAGGCAACATTAAATAAAATATTCCTCTGCTCAACTGTTATTGTTTGAATCAGATTCAACCCTTTCAGATTGAATGATTCATCGTTAGCTTGACGCAATACGACATTCTTGATTACGTCGTTGACGTCGTGCCCTGTTATTGTTTGAATCATGCTGTTGTTGTAAACAATATAAGTATTCATAAAAACCTCCTTAAAATAAGGCTGACAAAATGAGCAAGGGAACGGCAAACATTACGAGAACCGCCATTAAGCTACATACAAGCAAAATTATTGCCATAACGATTCCAAGAGAATCGTCGTCGTATTTGACGTAAGCGTTTTTTTGTGATTCGCTGTTCTTACAATTATCGCAAACCTGTTCTTCATCATTACAATAGCTACCGCAGGAAACACAAGTATTCATATTTTATACCATCCTTTCATATCTAATAATTTGAAAGTTTTTGTCCATAAAATGGAATGATTTTGTGAGCGTTCCAATTTTAAACAAGGGAACGTTAAATCCATAGGAATCATAAATTGTTATTGTCTTCATAATAAATACCCTCTTTTAATTATTATTATTGTCTGTTAATTGCAAGAATTAAAAAAATCCTCTTCTGCACAGTAGTCACAAAACACGATTTCTTCCTCTGTTCCCTCATTCAAAATAATTGAATCATTTTCACTTATTGTTTTTTTGCATTTACTGCATACCATATAAAATCCTCCATTTGTTTTATTTGGTTTTGTTATTGCCTACTGTTGCGCGAATCACTATTGAATCAACGTGTTATTTCACGCAACATTCAAGATATAAAGCAATTTTTATTGGCAGTTATTATATGAATAAATCTGAGGTAAAAAGGTTTGGTTTTTTTATAATGTCGTTTTCCTGTAACCATTTCTTTCGTGCTGTTATACGCAATTTCTGTTCATGAAGTGATTTCAAGTGTGATTCAAAACGATTGCAATCAAGAATGGCTTCGACATTCGTTAATGGAACGAGATTGAATTCGTTGGAAAGGTTTTGCAGCTTATTCATAGTAAAATACCTTCTTTCATTATTTTTAGTAATACTATTATAATTCCTGTAGAATCGTAATAATATTCTATCATGAACGAAAATGACGCTTTTGTTATATTGATTTTAGCATGTCATTTTCGTTCATTGTATAATATTATCAGATTAAAATACTAATCAACATAAAATGAAGCGTAGCGTCCTCTCTCGCTATCACAATTATAATATTCATAATTGTTAACCAATGAATCAAATGCAGATGTTTTTGATTGAAATATTGCATGATTTTCTTTCCATTCTTGAATCATCCTT